CAATGAGGCTGAGGCCCGGAAGAACCTGACGTTTTCCTTGTCGTCCGACGACGACCGCTGGGGCGATGTCATGGACATTTCCGCACGATAACCACCGAGAATTTATCGAAAGCAGAACGAACCGCCCACGGCCGATCTTCTGCAGCCGATCAGGAACCCAGGAGGCAGCCATGTAGACCGCAGCTCGGGGCGAGCAGGGCCCGCAGAAAAGGCAGCCGACCGTGACGGCTTAGAACCACGGGTAAAAACCTAGATTTTTAGATCGATGTTCCTGGGCACGAACTGAAAAGGCCCATTACCAGAGCAACGAAGCCCCCACGGCCTCACTGCTCCAGCAAGCGGAACTGAGGAGAGAGATGGAAATGGCAAAGCACAAAGCGATGGTCGTCAAGAAATACGCGGGCGGACGCTTTGAAGGGCTGTTCGTCGAGATCACAGATTCCGACGACTACAGCGATACGCCGACCGTCATCGCCGCCGTTCCTTGCGAGACGGAAGAGCAGGCTTGGGCCGTCTGCGATGCGTTCAACCATTCCGACCAAAACGTCAACGACTGGCGCGCTTGCGTCATCGCAGCCTGAACCACCCACCCCGCAGATCCGGCCTCCGCCGATGTTCTGGGACAGATGAAGGATAGAGAGATGCAGCCTTACGACAGGACAACGGCGCACCAAAAGGCTCTTGAGGCTGCAGACGAAGCATACGCTAAAGTGCAAGCCAGCGCTGGCATCGAATGGCTCACCAGCGAGCAGCAGCATATGCGCGGCTTAGACGCCGCCATCTCAGCCTATCTGTCCGAAAAATACCGGCAGCTATTCCTTTCCGAAGCCAGCAAGGCAGGTGCGTGATGGCAACCTTCCACAACGTCGAGCGCATCACCCGCAACGGCAATGCCCTCTACCTCATGCACGTTCCCGGCTTCGGCATGGAATGGTCTGCGAACGCAGAAGACGCGTTCCGGTACGACGATATCGAGGAAGCCCAGGCTGATGCTCTGGCGCACGGCGGCGAGGTTTCCAGCTTCTTTGCCCCTGACTGGCGCCCCAGCGAGAGCGCGAGGCTTGAGGCTCACTTTTCAATCGCAGCGGAATAACGAAATTCACGCACCTAAGAGGGAAGACAATGAAATTCGACGTTCTTGACCGGTATACCGGCGAAGTGAAATTCACGGCTGACATTGAGTGCAAGGAGGACGCCCTTCCTTCTCTCAAGCTTGGTCTGGCTGTGAAGTGGGCCATCAAGGAAAAGGCCACCCTGCGCTCCGCCGACCTGCGCTCCGCCGACCTGCGCTCCGCCGACCTGCGCTCCGCCGACCTGAGCTACGCCAACCTGCGCTCCGCCGACCTGCGCTACGCCGACCTGCGCTACGCCAACCTGAGCTACGCCAACCTGAGCTACGCCGACCTGAGCTACGCCAACCTGAGCTACGCCAAAAATTCGGAAATGGCTGTCGCCATGACGCGCATTCTTCCTGATGGCGATTTGATCGGCTGGAAGAAGTGCCGTGGCGGCGTGATCGTCAAGCTTCGCATTCCTGAGGCGGCAAAGCGTTCTCATGCTTTTGGGCGCAAGTGCCGAGCCGAATATGCCGACGTTATCGAGGTGATCGGGGAAGGCAAGGCGATTTCGCTCCACGATGGCAAGACCGAATACGTGGCCGGCGCCCGCGTCACCCCTGACAGCTTCGACGAGAACTGGTGCGAGGAATGCTCCAGCGGCATCCACTTCTTCATAACGCGACTTGAGGCGGAAGCCTACGACGTCTGAGCCGAATAGTCGGCTCCGGTCAATCAACTCAACCATGTGCAGGTAGGACGATGAGCAAGGGTTACGATTACATGGGAAAAGCAGAGTGGGAAGAAGAAGCCTGCGAAGCCAGCAAGCCGCTTGTGGTTGTTAGCGACATTACCGGCGAGCAGAAGGAAATTATCCTTCTTCGCATCATCGCCGAGAGTGGCGGCACCTGTGATAGCAGCGAAAGCCGGTGGAGTTGGCTGAACTGGTTCTGCGGCGATGAAACAGATCGCGATGAATCCGACACGTTTAATCGATGCCACGAAAAGGGCTGGCTGCACACCACGCACGACAGCGACACCGATCACAGGGTTACCACGCTCACGGATGCGGGTCGTGCCGCCCTCCCCACCCATCCCCAGACTACGAGGTAACGAAGATGGCAGAGACAGTGAAGCAGATCGATGACGGCGGCGATGAATTTGAGAAGGCAATCCGTCAGATTGCCGCCATGCCATACTATACCCTCCCCCTAAATGAGGCCGCGGTCGATAGTCTCTTCAAGAGGTACAACAAGGCGATAGCTATAGCCGATGATGCAATAGCTGCGCATGAGGCAGGTGCAGCATGACCCGCCGCACCATAAACGAAGCCATCGGCTTTTTGACCCATTTCAAGGCCGACGCCGAAGCCGGTCTCCCCTGCCAGCTTGACACCATCCAGATGGTCATCGATCGTCTGCGGGCTGTTCTTTACGGCTCTCCGACCGTCGTCCTGGCGTCTGAACTAAGGGGCGAACCACCTGCTCTCCGGTCGGCCATCGTCGTCGGCCTTCAGGCTGCGGAATAGGAGGCGGGGATGAGCGACATACAATCCCGCCTGGCCGCCATCAACGCAAAGATGCAGGCAGAGCATGCCAAGGCTTACGACGCCGTGGGAAAGGCCATCGTCGTCATTTGGATGTTCGTGGCCGTCTTCTTTGGGCTCGCCTTGGCTGAGCCGCAGTTGAAAATATCCGATCTCGTCAATCAGGAGAACTCCTATGCAAAACGCTGAAATTATGGTCCCGAACGCTAACGCTGTCTCGGCTGGCGTTCCTTCTGGTGAGCGGGCAGTGGTTACGCCCATGGAGATGCTGGACCGTGCCGTTTCCAGCGGCGCCAGCGTCGAAACCCTGTCGCGCCTCATGGAGCTACAGGAGCGTTGGGAAGCCAACCAGGCCCGTAAGGCATTTGATGAAGCGATGGCGGCCGTCAAGGCAAATATGCCGAAGATCATCAAGACCAAGAAGGTTGACTTCACCACCAACCGCGGTCGCACCAACTACCAGTATGAAGACCTTGCCTCGATCATGGAGCAGATAGGACCGGTTCTTTCCGACCACGGTCTTTCGGTGCGCTACCGTACATCTGCAGAGCCTGAGAAACCTATCACCGTCACCTGCATCATATCGCACCGCCTCGGCCACAGCGAAGAAAACACGCTGATGGCCGGCAGGGACGACAGCGGCAACAAAAACAGCATCCAGGCTATCGGATCCACTGTTACGTACCTGCAGCGCTACACGCTCAAGGCAGCGCTTGGCCTCGCCGCTGCGGCTGATGACGACGGATCCAAGTCTGATCAGAAGCAGAACGACGCAAAGACAATCACAGAAGCGCAGCAGAGCGTCATCAGCGACCTGATCGAACAGGGGAAGCTGGATATCGAACAGTTCTGCAAATTCTGGAAAGTCGAGGCTGTCGCCGAAATCCAGATGGCAAAGTTCAATGAGGTTGTTTCCTCCTTGCGCCGTCGTATTGACATCGTGAACCAGAAGGAGAAGGCCGATGCTTGATATTGAGCAGGGCTCACCTGAGTGGCACCAGATCAGGCTTGGCAAGGTGACGGCCTCACGTGTCGCTGACATCGTTGCCAAGACCAAGACAGGATATTCGACATCTAGGGCCAATTACGCGGCGCAGCTCATCTGCGAGCGGCTGACTGGCGTTCCGACCGAGACCTTCACCAGCGCCGCCATGCAGTGGGGAACCGACATGGAACCGGAAGCCAGATTGGCCTACGAGTTCAATCGCGTTGCCAAGGTCGATCAGGTTGCATTTGTGCCTCACCCGAGCATCGCTGACTCCGGCTGCTCTCCTGACGGTCTCGTCGGCACTGACGGGCTCGTGGAGATAAAGTGCCCCATCACGGCTACCCACATCGAAACGCTCACTGGCAAGGCCGTCCCGGTCAAGTATGTGGCGCAAATACAGTGGCAGTTGGCATGCACTGGCCGCCAGTGGTGCGACTTCGTCAGTTACGATCCGCGCATGCCGGAAGCAATGCAGTTCTTCTGCGTCCGCGTCCATCGTGTGCCTGAGATCATTGAGGAGCTTGAAAAGGAGGTGATCACCTTCCTGAACGAGATCCGCGCCAAGATCCACACGCTTCGTTCGATCTACGATCCCGACATGGAGCCGATCGACGGAGACGCTGCACTATTGATGGCGGGGGAGTGATGGCGAAGAAGTCTTCCGAAGCCCCTCCCTGCTACGTCATCCGAGATGGCGACCGCCTGATAGGCGAGATGGAAATGGACCGCGAGACCATCCGACAGTTTCCCGCCGGACAGCGTATCCGCGTCGAACTTCGAACCGGCCGCGTTCCAGACCGCTTGCGCTTCTACTGGGCCTTCCTTCGCGAAGTAGTCAAATCGACGGGGTGCTGCCCGAACGAGAAGACGCTTCACCAGCTCGTCAAGCTCAGAACCGGCCACACCGACGACATTCTCATGGGCGGCTACATCATCAAGGTGCCGGCGTCGATCTCGTTCGAGAACATGGATGAACCGACGTTCTGCCGGTTCCTGGATTCCGCGGTTGAGTTCATCGCGCTTGAGTTTGGCATCACC